TTTTCCATAAATGGTATTAATGAACTCGTTTTCAATAACAAATCCTTTGATTTCACTATTTTATTTATTGCTTCCATAATAGCATAACCATATTGGTTCGCTTTACTCTTTATAATATTATAAAACTGATGTTGATTTACTTTACCATCATTTAATAATTCAATAAATTCTTTATGAAAATCGGAAGATATATTATTTAATTTTTTAATAATAGAATAATCTACTACAGGAGGTAAATAATGATGCCATTTTGTGATACTATGTTCTTCATTAGGAATAGTATGTGGATTTAAAATATTATATTCGCGTTTTTTCAAATACAATTCATTGATTTCATCGCGTTTTAATATATATTTATCCATTATAACTTTCATACGGTCAGTTATTTTAGCAGCGTTTAATTTTTTTATAGATTTCCAAGGTAAAATAGAACTTTTACAGCCTTCTACCACACATGCTATATATTTCAATCCTGTATAATCTTCCACTCCACTATCTAAAGGATAACCACTGAATGATCGTAAACATCCAGGATATGTCTTTTTTGTTTGAAACGAAGGAATGGCGGTTTGTATATGAATAAACAAAACACACGCAATAATAATAATAGAAAATTCATTATAATAATCTTTGTAACTATCCATTTTTTTCCCCGTTTTTTCTTCTTTTTTTAATCTTTCTTTTTCATAAGATGCTTCGCTTACAATAGCTTTTGACATTATTTCATTGGATACTCTCATTACGAATTCAACAATATCATTTATAGGGATATCTATATTTGATGATATAGTATGTAATACATTATAAATCATTTCTGAAGTTGCGTTTTCAAATACAGGTTTCTCTTGTTTTTTCGTTTGCTGATTTACAGTTTCTAATAAAACATCTCCCATATCTTTTTCCATAATATCATGAGTAGCAATACGAAACCCGCTTTCATCAAAACCTTCTTCACTACTGAATTCTAATTTACGAATGATAAATCCACTATGTTTATCTACATAAGAATCTCCATCATCACTTAAAGCGCCAATATCTCTACAAATTTCGTCTAACAATAATTGATAATTGCCTCCATTTACAAATTCACATGCCAATTTATATAAAAACATTGGTAATAATTTTGTATTCGTATCAATACAATAAAACCAATATTGGCTTTCATCTAAATTATCAACCATAGGATAGCGGCAAAATTTATCAACAAACCTCATTATATCTTGCTGTTTTTTTGTAAAATCATCTTGACCAAGAATTAAATTGCGTAATTCAAGATATGGGGAACTTAAAATATCGGTATCGTTAGCAAATTTTCCAAGTTCATAAGCTAAATTATTAGATTTATATAATTGTATTTCATTCAATATTTGTTTTTTGATGATTTTTTTTCTATAATATTCAATGTCATCTTCTAGTGTTTTTTCTAATTCTTCTACTGAAACCACATATCTTTTATCAAATTCATTAATTAATTTTTGTTGTGATAACATTTTCAATCTTGCTGAGGTATCTGATAAATTTTCACAAATATTATTCTTAGCATTTTTAAAGCATTTCATATCAATATTACAAAACAAGGAATTTGTATCTAAGAAAGCTTCACTATCTATTTTATCATCATGAACCCAATTATTTTTTAAACGGCGATAATATTGAGTTTTTTTTCTCAAGTCTGCTTCGTTTTCAATTTCTTCTTTTTCCTTATCTGTTAATTTATTAATATCAACATCAGCTGGTAATTTAGGTTTAATTTCTAATATAGCATAGTCCCCATCACGAACTAATTTCTTTTTCAATATAAGCGTAGATGCTAATTCTTTTGATATTTCGCGTGGGCAATCGTGTTTTTGAACAAGGTTCTCAGCCAAATATTCCAAAAAGTCATCTGCTAACATTTTCTTTTCTTCATCTTTATATTGCTTCATTATATCATAAGGTGTATCATCAAATTCTTTGTCATAAAATACTTCGTCGTTATTATTATCTTTTTGTAAATCTTTTATGCTTTCATAATATTTTGATAAATAACGTCTGGTACAATCAGTTGCTTTCACTTTTTCAACATCACTCATTTCATCAACATTCGGTTTAGATAAAATATCCATTAGATTATTCGGTGTCATTAATGGTATAAGTAAGGTTTTCAATAAATTCATATACAATCCACCATTATCTAATTGTAAAATCTTGGATAAAATTTCAACAGAAGATAAAGTTGTATTTTCTTTTGTTTTTGATAAGAATTTATAATTTTCAAAAAAAGCATCGTTCATTTCTTTTTTTTCATTCAATAATTTTATTATTGAATTAGCATTGTGTTCTACAATATATTTGTTTGTTCTTATAATACTATATTTATTTGATTTTTCAACAAAGGTTCTCTTCAATTCGTTTATTTTTTCTTTTATAAAAAACCGAATTTCCATATATTGTTTATAACTAATGTCATCCGAATATACCATAAAAGGTTCCAAATAATTTACTACATCAACAAACGAAACTTTATCTTTTATATATTTACGAATAATGCGAATAAGTGTTCTTGTTTTTGGTATAATAACTTCCAAGAAATGCTTGTATTTATCATCATCAAAATTAATTTCATCGGATAATAAAAACTCTTGAATGTTTGTTAAAAACTCTTTTTTTGTATCTTTTTCTAACTTTTCATAGTCAATTTCATTTTTGAAATTATCAATTACATTAGAAACAATGTTTGTTTTATTATTCAAAAGTCGGAATAACATAAAATAATCATTATGTAAGTTTGCTCTTTCCATAATGTTAGTCATTGGTAAATCAATTCTTGAAAATCGTACTACTGGTGAAGGAAGCATAATAAGCGACTTTAAAGACAATGTATCATTTGGTGTCATTTCGTTTCTTATATAAATTTTTTTACCTGTTTTCAATGACTTTTCACTCATTTTAGATAATCCCAAATTATATCGCTGAATGACATAGCGTTGCTTTTGTATTACCTCTTCTATTATTTTTGTTTTGTTTCCTAATTTACTATTGGGCGGTATAACATTTATTTTAGAAACATTGCTATAAAAATTTCCCAAATTATCAATAATGCTTTCAATATTAATCATTACATTTTTATTAGTTAATAGATTATTGGTATCTAAAGGTTCTCTAAATGGTGTTAAAAATTCATTGATTTCATTATAGATTGAAGAATAGGTTATATTTCTATTATTATTTTTACCAGAATATTCTAATTGTCGTTGTTCTATTTTACGCAAACTAATTCCTAATTTATCATCAATTACATCAACTGATTCATTATTATTTTCCATATCACTTATTATTTTACGATTGCTTACAACTGGTAAAACCCATTTTAAGTCTACTTCTAAATTATATAATTTATCTACCAATGGTTTGTATAGCGCATCTATTTTTTTAATATCATATACATTTTGGTTATCATCAAATTTTGAAAAGTTCTCTCTTAATTGCTTAAATCTTTCTATTAATAAGTGTACATTATCTAATACCACTTTTGTTCGTTGTACATTTGGAATAGTAGATAATAATTCATCTAAAAGGTCATTTACTTGTGTTTCAATACCATATCGTTGTTGACCTTCTGGTATTTCCACAATATTTACTATATCTTCCAATTCTTCACCAAATACAATTGAATTTGCGTCAATATACATATCATGTAATTTTTCGCGTATATTCTCATCTTCTTCTGCTTCTTCTGGAATAGTTATAATAGATTCACCGGAATCAGTGTATTCAATAGATGCTAATTTCTCTTCAGGAATTTCTAATACTTCTCCTTCTTCAAGAGATTGTTTCAAAGAAGAAAGAGAACCTACATTTTTTAAAGCAGCTGGTTTAGGTCTTATAGTAATTTCTTCAATAGGTATATCTTCCGGTATACCTTTGTAAGCAAAATCAATATAAATAATTTCTAAATCGGGATATGTAGTAACTTCAATCTTATCTTCATCTAAATTTGTAATTTCACCTGTTATAGTGATTGGAATATCAAAATTAAAATGAATATCTACCCAGGTTTTTGGTAATAAACCATTTTGTCTAGCGAACCCTTTTTCATCACTTCTGTGTAATAGTCGTATTTCACTAATAGATTCATCTGTTAAACTACCATTTGAATCAATATTCAATTGATAAAATTTATAATTACTAACATTCATTAATATTAATTTTTTATCACTTAATTGTGTTAATAAATAAGTCATTTCGTTAATTTCATCATTAGTTGGTGCTATAATTTCTATGATATCACCTAATTCTAATGATAATGATTTTTTTTTTGAATTATTTGAATTATCATCTTCTATTTCTAAAATTTCAACTTTTTCGTCCATTTAATATATAATGTTAAAATTTTATTTGGATTAGCACTAAATAATATTAAAATATTAATAATAAAGCTATTAAAGATAATTCATAATTATATTTAATAATTATCATAAGCATAATGTCAATTTGTCAAGAAATGTCCAATGTATACAATATTGATACAGTAAATTATAATAAAGATAAAATAAAAACAAAAACTTACAATAAATCTAATATTACTTATACTATTTTGAATTATGATAACAATTTCATTTGTGATAATGATTTATTAAATAGATACTATCGCTCATTAATTGTATCATCACCTGAAAATAAATTATTAGCTTTTTCGCCACAAAAATCATTAAAACCTGAAGCATTTATTGAAAAATATTCAACTATTGATAAAACCATTTTTATGAATGAAATTATAGAAGGAACTATGGTAAATTTATTTTTTGATGAACGTGTACAACAATGGGAAATATCAACAAGGGGCGCTGTAGGTGGTTCCTATTTTTACTACAGGAATCAATATGATATGGATAGTGATAAAAAGAAACAGAATTCATTTTATCAAATGTTTTTAGAAGCATTAGGTGCTGGTGATAATCAATCATTGAATGAATTATCTTTATTACAAGATTTGCCAAAGAACTATTCTTATAGTTTTGTATTACAACATCCAGATAATCATATTGTATTACCTATTTCTAAATGTTCTATCTATTTAGTTTCTGTTTTTGAGTTACAAGAAGAAAATGTCGTAAAATATATATCACCATTGGAATATCAATATTGGGATTCATTTAAGAATGTTAATAATCTTATATTATTTCCAAAACAATATAATTATGAAAATTATGAACAATTAAAAGAAGAAAACTGCTCTATTCAAACAGAATTTACTAATTTGGGTGTTATGGTTACTAATGTAGAAACCGGTGAAAGAACAGCCTTTAAAAATCCAACATATGAAGAAGTTAAATTATTAAGGGGGAATAATCCTAATTTACAATATCAATATTTGTGTTTACGCAAAACAAGAAAAATACAAGATTTCTTGTTTTATTTTCCACAATATAAAAAAATATTTTTTAGATTTTACCAAGAATACGAAAATTTTGTAAATAATGTCCATTTCTCTTATTTGACTTACTATGTTCAAAAACAAGGTGTTCAAATATCAAAAAAATATTCACCTCATATTTATAAAATTCATCATGAATTATACTTACCATCATTACAAACTGAAGAACCAATTATTATTAAACGCAGAGTCGTGAAAGAATATTTTGATAATTTAGAACCACGCGAAATGATTTATCATTTAAATTATGATAGAAGACAATATGCAAAAGGGAAGCGCGAAATGAATATTGGTAAGGAAGAAATTGTAATAGATGATGAATAGAAAATATCATAAAAACAAAAAACATTTTTTATATTGTAAAACCACTTACAATATAAAAATTTACAACAGGAACTTACATATCATTATACATCATAGATAATTTACTTAAGTTTTGAATATATTTTGATGTATGTTGTTTATTCGCATCACCCATTTCTTTGATAGGCATTCTCAATGTATCAATAATATTTAATATTTTATTGGAATTAGATAAATTAGATAAATCATCACTGTAATCTTTATCAAAAAAGAACGATATATCACCATTATCAATAACGTTTTTATATGGAATATATACAAATTTAACCCATGCTTTTATTATGGCTGTAGGATTGGCTTTTTTAATTGTATCAAACGATGTTTTTGCTATTACTAAATCGTTATTATCGGGAAATATACATATTAAATCATCAATAAAATCAAAAAAATGTGTATTAAATGCGCGTAATATAGATGATTTATCACTCATTTGTTTAGTTAAATAAACAATGAAATATTTATATTATTTTTTACTAAATACTAAAAGCAGGTTTTTGTTGACCAATAACATTCATTTCTTCATTTCGCATTTTTTGTAGATTATCTATAGTTACGTTATTGGATAATTTATCCGGTCTATATGTATCCGGTGGTGTATTAATAACTAAAGTATCAAGATTCGCAGAAACATAATTATTCATTTGTCTCATTCCACCTTTTCCTTTACTACTTAATTCCTCAGGCGACATATTATAAAATGTAAATTGTTCTGAAACAATATTTGAACTATAGTTATCAGCAAATCTATATCCAACTGGTTCTCCATTCATATTTGTTGCTTGATTATTTAAAGATGTTATATAGGGTTGAAAATGTTGTACAATATCATCCCCTCCATAAATAACTTGGTAATTTTTCTTTACTAATAATAATGCTGGTACACTATGAATATTTGGAGGCATAATTACTTTGGCACCATTTTCTAAATTAATATACAATTGATTTGTTTTAGGGTCACGACTACGTTTATCTATACAAATAAAACTTATTTTATCAGTAATATTTGTCTTTGATAAAACTTGTAATACTTTTTGTGAATGTTTACAGTAATTACTATAATATAAAATATCCATAATCTTATATTATAATTAAAAAAGCATTTTTATTAATAAACGAAATTACATTTTTTCACACATAGAGTATAATAATCTATTTTGGAAATAAAATATACCATAACCCAAACAAATAGAAAGCATTTTCAAATAAAAATTCAAACCTTTGTTTTTAGTAATTCCGATAAAAATGGATGTAACTAATACAATAACTAAAAATATAAATCCTAAAATAGATAAATAATAGAAATATATACAATAATCTTTACTTAGAGAACCAAATAAACTATCAATAAAATTATTCATTTATAGTTTATTGTAAGATAATAATATTATTTAATTATTTTAATGAATTAACACACATACTGTAAATAACACGTGTTTGCATGTACATTAATCCGTTAACAAAAACACCTAAAGCAATTGCGAAAATGGTGGTGAAACTAAATTTTTTGATTTTGAATAAAGCAACAAGAGCTGCTGAGATGGAACCTAGTAAACCAATAAAGGCGATAATTACAAGGATAAAACTGATGAAGCACCAATCTTTACCGACTGTACCGAAGAATAAATCAACAATATTCATTTATAAAATAGTAAAAGAAATTTTTACTGACTTCCTAAATATTCTTTATAAGAAATAATAGTAAATAATACTAAATAATACAAATTTTAAAGTTATTGTTTTTGTATTCTATAATTTATTTATTTTGTGTAAATTTATTTAGAGCACATATTTTTTATTGTGAAAAATAGTATAAATAGTTATTTGTAAATAAATTATATTTTACTATTTATATATAATGGATAATTCAACTATATGGAAATTAATAGATAAATATTTTACAGATAATCCACAATGTTTAGTAAGACACCATATAGAATCATATAATGATTTTTTTAAAAATGGTATATTTAAAATCTTTAAAGAAAAACCGCCAATTCGTATTAATACACGATTTGATAAAGATATCAATGACTATCGCAGTCAATGTATAATGTATTTTGGTGGAAAAGACGGTAGTAAAATATATTTTGGAAAACCAGTTATTTATGATGATAATAATAATCATTATATGTTTCCAAATGAAGCAAGATTAAGAAATATGACTTATGGAATGACTATACATTATGATGTAGAAGTTGAATTTATCGATATTTTAGGTAAGGATGAAACCCCCAAATTAGTAGGAATGGATGAAATTGAAGAATATAGTTCTAGTGATGATGAAGATAACAAAAAGAAAAAAGACATTGCTAATGAAGGTGGAAAATTGACCGAAGAAAAAATTGCTGAATTGAAAAAATCAAAACGAGAACAAGCTGAAAAAGAATTAAAAAATGGTGGTTCAGTTAAAATTCCTATTGGAAAAAAACGTAAATCATTGGTTTTAACGCCAGCTGAAAGTGAAATAATGAAAAAAGCAATTGAAGATTCAATGATAGGTGGTAATATACAAAAGAGAACAATAACATTGGAAAAAATATATTTGGGTAAATTTCCTATTATGGTTCAATCTGATTATTGTGTATTAAAAGAGCTACCACGCGAAGTCCGTCATACAATGGGTGAATGCGTAAATGATTTAGGAGGTTATTTTATCATTGATGGTAAAGAAAAAACGGTTGTTTCACAAGAAAAATTTGCTGATAACATGTTGTACATTCGTGATGTAAACGACGAACATTATTTATATTCGGCTGAAATACGTTCTGTTAGTGAAAATGTATCCAAGCCAATTCGTACATTATCTGTAAAAATCGTTACCCCTAGTAAATCATATAGTAATAAAAATATTGTCGTTAATATTCCTAATGTTCGTAAACCAATTCCTCTATTTATAGTATTCCGCGCGCTTGGTATAATATCAGATAAAGACATTATAACGACTTGTTTACTTGATATCAATAAATACGATAATATGTTAGATTTATTTATTCCATCAGTTCACGATGCGGGTATGATAATGACACAAAGAAACGCATTACAATATATCGCTATTTTAACAAAAGGTAAAACAATCGCACATACATTAGAAATATTATCCGATTATTTTTTACCACATGTTGGTGAAGTCAACTTTATTAACAAAGCCTACTATTTAGGTTATATCGTATTTCGCTTATTATCTGTTTATACTGGATTAGAACCAGCAACTGACCGCGATAATTTTAAATACAAACGTATTGAATTAGTCGGCACTTTGATGAGTGATTTATTCCGCGAATATTATACACTACAACAACGACATGTACAATTATCATTGGAAGAAATTGTCCATTATAATGAATCTATTTACGCTGATAATTTATACGGATTAATTGATAAGAATTATAAAGAAGTTTTTCGTGAAAGAATACTAGAAACAGGCTTCAAAAAAGCATTCAAAGGTAACTGGGGTTCTCAATCTCACACAAAAAGAATTGGTATAGTTCAAGATTTAAATAGATTGTCTTTCAATTCAGCATTAAGTCATTTACGTAAAACCAATTTACCATTAGACGCTAGTGTTAAATTAGTAGGACCTCGCGTTTTACATAGCACACAATGGGGTATGTTTGACCCAATTGATACACCTGATGGTGGAAATATTGGTATTCATAAACATATTTCTATTTCAGCATATATAACTCAAGGTATTTCTAGAGAACCTTTTATACAATGGTTACGCGAAAAAATAGGTATGAAAAAGATTGAAGATTGTTCACCATTAATGTTAGCAAATATGACTAAAATATTACTGAATGGATTATGGGCTGGTTCTATTTCATCCAACCCTATTGATGTTGTTAAAGAAATAAAATTATTTCGCAGAAACGCTTTAATCCCTATTTACATTAGTGTTACTTTTGATATAAAACAGAGAACCATATTTATATACACAGATGGTGGGCGTATTTGTAGACCGATTTTTTATCGCGATGATGAAACCAGTAAAATGTC